TCACCCCAGACGCGACCATTTGCTAAAAAGCTGCTCATCATTTTGCTCCTTTAGTTGTGAAGCCTCTTTAAGACTTCTTTCCCTTATTTCTCGTGGAGATAGCTTTTGCCTTGGCCTTGGCATCCGCCTTAGAGTTCGCACCCCATGCTTGCAGCGATAGTAATAGACGTGTTGGCTTGCCTTTTTCATCTCGCTCTGGCCCCGGCATTCCACCCATACGAGCTAAGAATGACGCACGACGAGGATTATCGCCAGACTTAACTGGTGGCTTTAGGTTCATTCCAGCAGCTTTTGCCGATGCACGACCTTTTGCATTCAAACCACCTTTGGGGTTCTTACCTTCTGACCGCTGCCATGCAGGAGTTTTAGCCATTAGAATTGCCTCTTGTAACGCGCATAAACTGCCGTATCCCGCGTATCAGGTGTTCGACGTACAGCAACTTCACCGATGCCACCAAGAAGACCGGGCACAGACATTCCTGCCTGATACTGTGTTGGAATCATATCACCGCGTGTCATAGAAGCATTAAAGCGTGCACCTGCCTTGATAGCTTCAAGCGGGACATTGACCATATATGTGTCAGATCCTTTACCCTTGTCAGGCTGCTGACGCTGATATCCAAGTTCAACAGGTCCAAGGTTTACCGAACCACCATACAGGCTTGCAGGCATTTCAGAAAACTGACGCCCAGCCGTCACTGAAACAGGCCCAGCCTGATATGTGGCTGTTGGTGTAACCTGATAAGAAGACCGCTCAGGTGTCGTAAACTGGTTAAACGATAGTCCACCACGGAAAGACCCATAGTCAGTTGGCAATGATCCACCAATATTTGCCAAACTAAAGGATTGACCATCCGATGACGCTGTTTGGACGTTTGTTCCAGCAGACTGAGAACCTCCACCAGCCTGTGCAAACGAAGTATTAGGCGACAACAGGCCCATCTGTTGCAGCATAAGCATTTGCTCTGGTGTTAACTGACCAAGTTCTGCCATCGCGATCACCTTATATTCGCTGCATAAACTACACTAAATTTAACACGAATGCGAATGGTGCCCCCGGCAGGAATCGAACCCACGACAGTCACATTACAAATGTGCCGCTCTACCAACTGAGCTACAGGGGCTATTCACCGTCTGCCTGTTCGACCATGAACTTCTTCATGCGCTCCAACAGCCAGACAATCTCTGCGCAATCATCAACCGATGCTGCGTAGTATTCATATTCATCCTTGGTGTAACCGACAATAACCACGGTGGACAGTCGCCCCATAGCATTTTTCAGGATTTCGTCGCAGGCTACCTCTTCACCCTTCACGGCTTCCTCTGCCTTCTCGTTCTTTTTTGGCTCAAACTTGATGACCCGTAAGGACGGTTTGTCTTTTGGGATTTCTTCCGACATGACGCACCCCTTTTCTTATTGCGCCGCAAAGCCCTTGCCAATACAGACCGACATAATTGCACGAATTCCTCGTGACTCAGATCAAACTTTGCTTTGTTTGCCGCAACACAGACTAGCTGGATGTTGTCCAAGGTGTAGCCAAGCAACGAGTCTATCCGGTCAATCGAGGCATTTGTACGTACAATGCCCGTACGCCGCGTCATCGTCATAGGCCAGCCAGTCAATGCACACTTGCCGCCCTGCTTATCCCAAAGTTCAAGCAGGTCTGCGGTGGTAACATTCATGGAACCACGCCGCCGGATAGCCTTCAGTCGTAGGTGGTTCAGGTAATGCTTTGGAGAAAGGTTCTTTGGGATGCCTGCGCCAGCTGCATTTTTGATCCGTCTGTCTTTTTTTATGCAGGATCGGCACCTGCCAGAGTATCGGACGCTGTGCCCCGGTTTGGCTGGGCTGCAAGTATAATATGCCTCAATAGGCAACAGCCGTTTGCATCCAGAACAGACCTTGTCAGGTTTCGATCTAGGTGGCATTAACCTTCTTCCTCAGTTAATGCCATTATAAATCAAAACACTACAATTTCATAAATGTAGCTGTATCCACATTGTATATACAATCACACCACACCCCTGATCCCGCGTGTCAGAGGTTTACCCGGCTTCCACGCAAGAGCCCTGCCACCAACCATCGCCGCGTTGCCTGCAAACGTCAGGCACAGTGCGTCAGCCAAGTCAGGTGACCGCATACGCCTCTTCCGCATTGAATCCTTTGACTCCACAACCAGCCTGCCGCTGCTGGTGAAGCTATACCGGGGTGCCACTAACTCATGCCGCAGTGTTTCATCACGCGGCAGCTTCACAGCCCTTGTTGCCAGCCAGTCTTTGACAGACATCCACAGTTCATCGCGCAGCTTGTTTGCATTCGGGTTCATGGCTGACGATTCAGACACGTTCACATCGCGGACGTTGTATCCCTGTTCACGCAGTCGATCTGCAACACCGCCGCCAAGGCCGATGGTGTCAACGCAGATTTCTTCAGGTGCATCGAGCTTTGCTTCATTGACGATCTGACCGACAGTCTGCATCAGGTCCAAGCCGCCCCATGACTTGATCTCCAACACAACATTGCCGCGTCTTTTACAAAGAGCCGTTCTGTCCGTGCCAAACCGTGCAACGTCTACACCGTAGATGATCGGTTCTGATTGCTGCACCGTCACATCACGCTGCATTGCTGCATCTACTAAATCAGCCGAGATCAGCGTATCATCATCTGTTAACGCGAATTCACCTAGGACACGAATCCTATATGCGTTTGATTGCTCACCGTATGTCGTTGCAATCTGCCGAATGAAGTCTGTGCTGACCAATGGATTATCAGCGCAGCTGACGTGCATACGTTTCCAGTCGGATGCAAGTTCATGGTGTGTCTTGTAAAACAAACCACTATTACGTGTCGGGTTGCTAATCAGGATCGTTGTTGCCGAGTGACCTGACATAGAACCTGCTGCCGCTTCAAACACTGCTTCAGGAACAGCCGATGCCTCGTCCACCACCAGCAGCACGTTCTCCGAGTGCACACCTGCTAGTGCTTCAGGTCGATCCGACGATGACGTTCTTGCCGATATAAAGCTGGACTCTGCTGCACCCTTTAGCACAATCTTGTCGCTGAACACGTCGAAGCTGTCACGCAGTACAGGAGGCAGCTTATTGATCCATGACTTCAGTTCAGCAAACAAAGCATCGAACAGCTGGGCAGCCGTTGGTGCAGTCACCACACCCTTCTGCGGGAACCGACAGGTCATATGCCATATAAGAGCCCATGAACACGCGGTTGACTTGCCAACACCGTGACCAGCGCGAACGCTGATGCGCCGTTCACCTCGTGCCAAATTGTTCAGGAAATCAACCTGCCACGGCAGCGGATCCGCACCCAGTACATTCCTGACAAACGCAACAGGGTCATTCGCGTAAGCACGAATAAACCCTAAAAACTCGTCGCCTGCTTCCTGCGTCATTTCTTGTCACCCTTTGCAGGCATTACCGGATCACCGCTGCCGCACCACTCCATCAGCACAGAATACAGTCCATGACTGCCGCCCAAGTATGCCGCGTGTTTCCAGCCTAAGGATTCATACACAGCAACATCCTTGTGCAGGACATACTTAAACCAGCTGATCACCAGTGCGCTCCGTTGCCATATCGTCAAACAGTTTGCCGCTGTCAGCGTGCACAGCCTTTTGCCCCGTAAACTCTTGCCAGCGTTTGACGATGACATCGCAGTATTTAGGGTCGAGTTCCATCATACGGCAATCTCTTCCTGTTTTTTCACATGCAATAGCGGTTGTTCCGCTTCCTCCGAATGGCTCAAAAACAATTCCAGTGTTTTTTACAACAATTGAAATACCCTTTTCAGGCAATTCAACAGGAAAACAGGCTTTATGATTTTCTGACTGTGATCCTGTATTGCTAACTTGCCAGAAATTGCTTGTAACTTGTTTAACAGAAATAGGCTGCTTATTTGTTGAAAATACATATATTGGCTCCCAGTCGCGCATTAGAGACCCCTTAAATGGAATAGTGCTGCTTTTTTTCCAGCAAATTTGCTCAACAAGATATGGCAGACGATTTTGTATCTGTTGGATATATTCAAATCTAGATTTTGCATTATAACTTACATTCCAAAATATAAATCCATCTGTTACAGAAAAGCACATCTCAAGAACAGAAGAAGCGAATTTTACATAATCATCAGACGATAAGTTGTCTGAATATCCATCAGAATAAAGTTTAACACTTTTTTTCTTGTTAAAGATGTCTCCCTGACCAGCTTTTGCATTTGCGTTATATGGAGGTGATGTAAAAACCATGTCAGCCTTTTGGCCATCCATCAATTTACCTACCGCATCAACACTTGTGCTGTCGCCGCACATCAGCCGATGCTTCCCAAGCACCCATACATCCCCCAACACCGTAACAGGGTTGGCAGGTGCTTCAGGTACTTCATCTGGATCAGTTAGACCTTCAGTCGCTTCTGCCGTGAGACTTGCAAGCATCTTGTCATCGAAACCAAGCAGGCTCAGGTCGAAATCAAGCGAAGCCAAGTCCGCAATTTCCACCTTCAGCATCTCTGCATCCCAGCCAGCATTCATTGCCAGCTGATTGTCCGCAATCACGTATGCCCGCTTTTGCGCCTCTGTCAGGTGCCCCAAAGTAATCACTGGCACACGCTGCTCACCTAGCTTCCGTGCCGCCATAAGGCGCCCGTGGCCCGCAATAATAGTGCCGTCCGCGTCAACCAATATTGGATTGGTCCACCCGAATTCACGTATGGACGCGGCTATCTGTGCAACCTGAGTTTCACTATGCGTCCGGCTGTTGCGTACATACGGCAACAGGTCATCTGTTGCTTTCCATGTAACACTGTATTCAGTTTTATTTTGAGGCATCCGTGTCTCCCTTGATGCCGGGGGTATGGGGGGTGTTCAGTGCTTCCGAGTCTTCAGGTGTTGCCGTGTCGAATTGTTGCGCGTGTGGATAGGATGGTCCCCGCACCAGCGCGCCCCCGCCATCGAGGCAGCCGGGGGGGTCCTGTGCTATTCCTGCCACACTGAATCCTTGTTGCACTGCGTCGATCGGCTGCTGGTGTTGCAGCTGCGGCACTGTCACCGCGTCGATGACCTTCGCATTGTCGCCGCGTG